CAGAATGGGCAGAGGCGAACGAAAAGCTCTTTGCCACGGCGACCGCAAAGGACGGCGCGTATCAGAGCGACGTCGATACCGATCTCGGCTCCAAGCTCAAGGCAAAGAACTTCTATCGTACATACTGGTTCTATCATGCCTTGGAGAACGAGTTCCCCGAGCTTGCCTTGATGAGCCGCTGCTTTACGTCTTATCCCGGCGGTGAGACATGGGCGCTCAAGAAGCTCGCCGCCATCACGACGGACAATCTGAGTGCAACGAAGCTCAAGGCAATCTGCGGCGATAAGAACAACTCGGGCAAGAACGGTAATGCCTTTGTGCCGTTCCGCAACATTTCCTGCACGCAGGGAGGCATGGTCGCGGCAGGCGAATGGATTGACGTGATCCGCTTCCGTGACTGGCTCAAGGAAGAGATTAGCGTCAATGTGTTCAATTTGCTCATCAATCGTGATAAGGTGCCGTACACGGACGAAGGCATCGCGCAGGTGGAAGCGCGCATTCGCGATGCTCTGGTGCTCGGACAGAGAAGGGGCGGCGTCGCACCGACGGAATATGACGAAGAGGGCAGGGAAAACCTCGGCTTTACCGTCACGGTGCCGCTTGCGTCGAGCGTGTCGGCGAATACGAAGGCAAAGCGCAAGCTGACGGACGTATTCTTCACGGCACGGCTTGCCGGAGCGATCCACTTCGTAGAAATTAAGGGCTCGCTGACGTACGAGAATCTGATTGCAGGATGAGGAGGTAAATCATGAGCAGTAGTGTTTTGACATACGACCCGCGCAAGGTCGTCGTCATTTTTGGCTATGACCGCATCACGGGCTTTGCTGAAGATGAGATGGTGAAGATTAAGCCGAACGGTGAAGGTATGCAAATCTACGTCGGCGCCGACGGCGAGGTCGGGCGCTCGGTCGACCCGAACCATACTTTTGAGATCACCATCAACCTTGCTTCGACCTCGAAGAGCAACAACACATTCACGAAAGCGTACAATGCCGATCGTGTGAACGGCAGCGGCAAGCGATCTCTGCTTGTCAAGGATTTGTCGGGCGATACGCTCTTCTTCGCCAAGGAGGCTTGGCCGTCAAACTTTCCGGAGGCGGCGAAGGGCAGGAAGATCGCCAATCATGAATGGGTTCTGCACACGGGGCAGATCACAGATCCGATTTTGGGAGGGAATAGCTGATGTTGAAGCCAGTGGAATATAAGCAGGGCAAGACTGTCTTTTACATCCATCGCTTTCCGCCGTTTATGGCGATGCGCGTCTTGGGTGAGCTGAACAAGGTTATCGCCCCTGTTTTGGGAGGGGCGGCCAAGGGACTTGAGGGCGCGGATATGGGAGGCGGCAACGGGCTTGGTGCGATTGCGCCTGTCCTTGGCGATGCTCTGAAAAATCTCATGCTGATTGATGGCGATGTTATGGAGCATGTGCTGCGTCTCGTTTTGGATGAGAATTACATCTCGGTGAGCACGAACGGCTCCAAGAACAACCTCGCCTATCTGACAGAAGAGAAGGTCAACGAGGTGTTTGAAGGCAAGCCGATTGACATGATTATGCTCGCCGTTGAGGTTGTGAAGGTCAACTATTTGGATTTTACGATGCTCTCCAGCATCCCGACTGGATTCCTAAAGACGCTGGGGACGATGAAATCAGCATTCCAGGAAAGCTTGCAGACGAATTTAGAAGCGTCATCTTTATCTACCGAGTGATCGACGAGGGAATGGTGTCATATCTCGACGTGCGTGATGGCAATGTTACGCTCGCCGAGATTGTACGCATGGTGCACTATCTCGATATGAAAAGCGCTATCAAGCAGAAAGCCATGGATGATGCAATGAAAGGAGTGAAATAGCACATGACTACGAGAGAAATGATTATCCAGTTGGCTTTTAAGGTTGCCTCAGCTGGTTTGCAGGGAGCGAACAATCTCATCAATCGCCTGCGGAACGGTGCGGGCAGCGCTGATGGAGCGATACGCCGCATGTCTGCGGGCATGCAGAAGCTCAACGGTGCAGCGGGCGCTCTTGTCGGCACCTTGGGCAAAGTGGCGGCAGCCATGGGCATTGCGTTCAGCGCTGTCGCCATTAAGAACGCTGCTGACGAGGCGATGAATCTCGACAACAAGCTGCGCGTCATTTACAAGGACGATGAACAAGGGCGCCGTGCCATGAAAGACAAAATCTTTGACATGGCGAACGATGCACGCGGCTCTTATACGGCGACAGGCGACCTCTTTTATAAGGTCGCCCGCACAAGCGAGACGACGGGTCTGTCTTTGGACGAATCCGCGCGGCTTGCGGAAATCGTCTCGAAGGGGCTTTCCCTCTCGGGCGCGGACACGGGCACTGCCGAGGGCGCGATCTTGCAGCTTGGTCAGGCGCTTTCCTCCGGCGTACTACAGGGTGACGAGCTTCATGCACTGAATGAGGGCGCAGGTGCGCTCATGCAAGAAATGGCAAAGTCCATGGGCGTGAAGATTGGCGACCTTAAAAAGATGGGGGCGGCTGGTGAACTGACATCAGACAAGGTGGCAAGAGCGATCCTTGACTCTGGCGACGAGATTGACCGTCAGTTTGCGACCCATGTGCCGACCATCGGACAGGCGATGCAGACCATCAGTAATACGTGGACAAAGACAATGGGCGACATCCAAGACCGCACGAACGTCTTTGGCGCAATCGCTGAGGGGCTGATTTCCGGCATCAAATATGTCGGAGAGCAGGTTCATGTGTTCATGGATTTGCTTGAGGGCAAGGACGAAGGACGCGCAGAGCATCCCGTCCTCGCCGCCTTTGTCGACGGCGTGAAGCTCGTCAAGAACGAGGTCGATTACGTCAAGGGCAGCATCAAGGCATTCTTTTCTATTCTTGGCGGTGATGAAGATGCGCGGATGGAGCATCCCGTTCTAGCGACTTATGCTGACGCGGCGGGCATCTTGCGGGAAAAGATTGAGACTGTGCGGGGGCTTGTCAAGACGTTTTTTTCCATCCTTGCGGGGGATGAAGATGCGCGACGGGAGAACCCACAGCTTGCATCCTTTGCCGACGGAATAAACGCCGTCAAACAGAAGATTGAAGAAGCGAAGGCTTTGCTCAGTGACTATTATGAGATGCTGGGACTCAAGGTAAAGAAAAAACAAGATGGCGATTTGGATGAGGGGCAGACCGATAGACTTGCACAGTTGCAGAAAGAACATCCTGTACTAGAAAAAATGACAAATGCCGTGACTGGACTGGGAAAAATCTGGGACACGATTATGGCGATTGGCAACGCAATAGGCTCCGTACTGATGGGGGCTATTGGTGGAGTCATTGATACGATTAGCGCGTTGGGTGTCAACTGGAACGACGTTTACGAGGATTTTTTGTTGGGGATCGCCTCCATCGAGCAAGCATGGGCGAATATGCAGCCGTTGATCGAAGCAGTCACGCCGTTGTTGCAATTTATCGGGTATGTCGTCGGTGCAGTGATTGTTGGTGCAATTTATGTGTTTTATAGAACCTCTGCATTTGTGTTTCGAGCGGTCGCAAAGTTAATTGAATGGGTTAGTGATCTCTTAGGCGGTCTCGGCGAAATGATCAAGTGGCTTGCCGACGGATTGACGAGCATCCTCACTTTGGGGAGTGCGGTTGGCAACATGAAAATGCCAGAACATCAATGGGGCGACTGGAAGAATGCAGGAGGCGGCGGATATAGTTTGACAACGAACAACAATACGTTGAATGCAACCTACAATTTGCCAGATCAAGGCTCTATGCTTGCACAGTCGCAAAGCGATAAAACCGTATTTTATAAAACCTCGTTCTAGGTGGTGGAAATATGCTAAATCTCATGGGCGGACAGTCGAATACATCCCAAGGCAGCCTCGTTCGTACGGAGCGGACGCAGATCGGCGATACTCTCTTCGTTGACGTCGTCCTCTCGCGCGAATCCTCTTTAGAAAGCGAGGTCACAGAGAATCCCGTCGAGGATGGCTTTATCATCGCCGACCATGTACGACGAAGACCGTTGTCTTTATCGATGGAATGCATCTTCACGCCGACGCCTGTGAGTTTTGATGCGAAGGGCGTGCCAAGTTTCCGCATGAACAGTGTGGCAAATGAAATCATGCGCATATACAAGGCGGGAGATCCTGTCACAATCAAGACGCCCGATGCCATCTACAAAGACATGGTGATGCTCACCTCGCCGCTGGTGCGCAGCGTGCAGAATGGATTTTGCTATCGTATGCAGATGACCTTCAAGCATGTGCGCATCGTCAATCAGCGCAAAGAGGACATCCCTGCTGACGGCACGACAGAAGAAGCCACAGGAAAGGCAGGCGCTACGGAAACGGACGGCGGTATGGCGCAGAAGACGGACATCGGCCCGGGGATGAAGATGCGCCCGAGCGGTGGCGCCTCGCCTGAGCTGTCTACATCAGGCATCGACCGCAGTCATGCAGGGGACTTCCAGACGGGCAACGAGATGACGGCGAACACGGCGGCAGTCGGCATCGCCGCCTGTCTCCTCGGCAGCGGGGATTCGCTCTGGGGCGCAATGGATATGGGATGGAAGGTGAAGCGGTCATGGTGAAGCTGGCCTTGCTTGATGCCAATGATTTTGTGCAGTCCGTCCTCTTGGATGATGAGCCGTACAAGCTGCATTTTGCATGGAATGATACGTCGAAGGCTTGGACGCTCGACCTGCGCGACAGTCATGGAAAAGACATCGTGCGCGGCATACGCATCGTGCCGAATTTTCCGCTGCTGCATCAGATGAAGCGGAACGGACTGCCGAAGGGTGAGTTCATGGCGGTCATCGTGAATTTCACGCGGAACGGCTGCCAGACAATTGGACGACGGGACTTTTTGAACGGCAGGGCAAGCCTCGTTTACATTTCGGAGGTGGAGAAGGATGCCATTCTGGAAGCGGCAATATCGCGTTAATTTTCCTGACCTCGGGTTTTCTTTCGAGGATTCCGTGAAGATCGAGTTCCGCGTGGAGCGCGACATCGGGCGCGAGGTCAATAAGTGTGAGATTAAGCTTTATAATCTCTCGTTGGAGACGCGCGAGAAGATACAGAAGAATGATGTGCGTGTGGAGCTTTTCGCGGGATACGAGGGAAACGGCGGTCCGATGAAGCTTTTCTCGGGCGATACAGTGCAGACGTACACGCAAAGGCAGGATATGGACGAAATGACAAGCCTCACGCTTGCCGACGGCTTTCTCGCCGTGCGTGACAGTTGGTTTGCCATATCCTTTCCTCCGGGTACATCGGCAGGAGCGGTGCTTGATGTCATTGCATCGAACATGGGGCTGCCTTTGGAATATGGCGATGGTGTTGCGCTTGGAAGTTTTGCCAACGGCTACTCTTTCGCAGGACAAGGCTCGGCGGCGCTCGACGAGGTCTGCGGCTCAGAGGGCTGCACATGGAGCATCCAGAACGGCATTTTGCAGATTATCCTAAACGGCGGCATTGCAGCGAATCGCGGTTTTGTATTTTCGGCAGATTCTGGACTGATCGGCTCGCCGGAGCGCGTCATGGACTCCAACCCTTACGAGGATTTGGAGAACGAAAAGCGCAAGAAAAAGAAGCGCGAGAAAAAGGATACAGGCGAGCAAAAGGCAGGCTGGCGCATCCGAACACTGCTCTCGCCGACCATCACGCCGGGCGATGCCATAAAGCTTGCGGCAAAGCAAGTCGTCGGCTGGTTCCGCGTGCAGAAAATCGAGCATACGGGCGACAGCGAAGGCGATGATTGGACATCGGAGATGGACTTGGTGGAAGGGTTGGATGAACTTGCCAAAGAGACAGACGAGCAATGAGGCGAAGAGCGCCATTATGAGTTGGGTGAATGGAGCGATCAGCAACGTCCATACAGCGTTGCCGGGTACTATCGTTTCTTATGATGCGGACAGCAATCGCGCGAGCGTGCAGCCTTTCGGCGCGATCAAAACGAAGGATGCTAGGAGCATCGCCTATCCCGTGATTTACAATGCCCCGGTGCAGTTTCCTTGCGGAATGGGCGGACGGGCAGGCATCACATTTCCGATTCGTCCGGGCGACGGCTGCATCGTGCTGTTTGCCGAAGGGCAGATGGACGACTACCTTTCCGGCGGCGATTCTTCTGACGGGCGCAAGCACAGTCTCAACGACGCCATGATTATCCCCGGCATGTACAGCGGCGGCGCTACGACGGCGAGCGAGCATCCTGACGACGTTGTGCTGACGAACGGCTCTGCCTGTATACGGCTCGGCGCTGACGGCTTCGGCGGCAATCTCGCAGACGGCACATCATTTCAGATTGGCGGCGGCGATCTCGTCGTCAATGGTATCTCACATTCGCATCATACGCATCCGGGCGACAGCGGCGGCACAACGGGTGAGCCGCGATAGGGAGGTGACGATATGTCGCATGATTTGGCCATGAATATGGCGACGGGTGATCTTGTGCTGCGTGATGGAGACGTCCTGCTCATCGACAATGCGGAGCGCGTCGCACAGCAAATCCTCATCACGCTGCGCTTCTGGCTCGGCGAATGGTTTCTCGATATGAAGGACGGCATTCCGTATTTGGAATATGTGCTTGTCAAGTCGCCGAATCTTTTACACATTCGGCAGATATTCACGGAAGCGATGGAAAAAGTTGACGGTGTGAAACGTGTCGAGGAGATGAATCTTGCTTTTGATATCAAGAATCGCAGCCTGCATGTGGACTATGAAGTGTCTACCGATTACGGGCTGATTACGCGAAGAGAGGTGCTGGGCTATGGCAGAAGCTAAATACGGTTTGAGCCGCGAGGGATTTCGGCGAAAGCGGCTGCCGGATATTTTGCGGTCGCTCCATGCGCGTGTGTCCGACAAGCTCGGCATACCGATTGAGACGGGCGCGAACTCTCTGCTCGGGCAACTGCACGGCGTCTATGCCTACGAAATCGCCGACCTTTGGGAAAATGCGGAAGATGTCTACAACGCGATGTATCCGCATACAGCTTCGGGCGTGTCGCTCTCCAATGCGGCAGCTTTGGCGGGCATCGCACAGATCACGGCGGAAAAGTCCGCGCTCATCGCGACGTGCTGCGGCAAGGACGGCACGCGCATAGCGTACGGTGCGCAAATCTCGTCCGGCAGCTCGGCAGACCTGTTGTTTTCCTGCCGCGAAACGGATGCACTCATATCCTCTAATCATGCGTCGTATGCTGAAATTGAGATGGCGGCAATTCCTGCGGCGGGCACGCCGTATGCCGTCACGATTGACGGGAAGAAGGTCGCCTATGCTGCGCGGGCGCAGGATGGCAAGGCGGTCGTGCTCACGGTTCTTGCGGGACTGCTGAAAGAGGATGGGCGCGTGGTTCGTATGGAAAACGATGTCTTGTTTTTGCGCTTGAAAAACGAGCAGTTGACGATGAGCATGGCGCTCGACAATCTCAGCTTTCGGCGCATCGGCTCGCCCGTGCGCTTTGTTTGCGACAAGGAAGGCTCCATCGACCCGACGCTCGGTACGGTGACGAACATCGTTACAAGTGTTGCAGGCTGGGCGACGGTTTCCAACAATGTGCCGACCGTCGTCGGGCGCGCGGATGAAACCGATACGGAGCTGCGCCAGCGCTGGAGTTCGTCGGTGCATCAGCGATCCAACGCGATGACAGAATCTATCAAGGCGGCGCTTTATCGCGTGACGGGCGTGACGGCAGTGCGCGTCTACGAGAATACAAGCGACGCCGTTGATAGTGCAGGCAGACCGCCGCACAGCGTGGAGGTTGTCGCTGTCGGTGGTGATGTCGCGGATGTCGCGGCGACAGTTTGGAAGTTCAAGGCGGGCGGCATTGACACCTTCGGCGAGATCAATCAGAAAGTTTACGATTCTGATGGATTCCCGCACGTCATTAAATTCAATCGCCCGATTCCTGTCAAAGTGTGGCTCAAGGCGTCAATCGGCGAGAATCCCGATGAGGATCTGCCGAACGCCGCACTCTTCGAGATTGGTGAGGCGCTCTTGCGAAAAGGTCAGCAACAGGGAATCGGGCAGGACGTAATCCTGCAGCGGTACTTTGCAGAAATTTTCAAGGCGACAAGAGGCGTGGGCTACATCGAACTCTTGGCGGCGACGGGAGACAGCCCCGGGGCATATGTCAAGACGAACATCATCATCGACGACCGTCATATTGCCGTATTCGATTTGTCTCGCATCGAGGTGAAGAAGATATGAGAAGCGCGCGCATGAAAGGGCATCTCATCGGGCAGTTTCACGAAAAACCTGTGCTTGCCGCCGTGCTGGAAACGCTAGGGGAAGAATTGGAGGAAATCGCGCAGGCATTTCGCGACCTCAAGGAAAAGCGCTGGATTGACACAGGTGAAGGCGTGCAGCTTGACGGAATCGGGCAGATTCTCGACCGTCCGAGACAGATTGAAGAAGCGGTGCAGCTCGAATTCTTCGGCTTCCGCGATCAGGCGAATGCCAAGGGATTTGAAGAAGGGCGTTTCCGCGATTCGTGGGAAGGCTGGCTGAAATCCTGCAATCTGAACGACGTTGAATATCGTGCCGTCCTTTGGATGAAGGTATTCAAAAACTGCTCGCACGGCACGGCAGAAGATACGATTCGCAGCTTAAAGTTTATTTATGGTGCAGAAAAGGTCATCCTTGAGGAGATGGGCAATGCGAAAATCGCTTTCGCCATAGGGCGGCGCCTCGACAGCAATGCCATATCCGTAGCCTCTGCCGTTGATTTGCTTGTGCGTGCGGGTGGAGTCGGTGTGGTGCATATGGAACACTTTGAATATGCGCGATACTTTGGCTTTGACGATCAAGTTGGCGCAAAGGGATTCGAGACAGGAGCTTTTGCGGATATGTTTGGAAAGATAGGAGCGTGAAGAAATGGCAATACCTGACTACTCCAAGATATGGGGTGCGAACTCGCCGCTTGCAAAATATGAGTTTACGGAAGCCGACTATCTGCGCGGCTGGGAATTTATCGGCAGCATGCCGCCCGCACGCACGATGTTTGACGCATGGATGCGCAAGGCAGACGAGAAGATGCGCTGGCTTTACGACAACGCATTTTCGGAAAACTCTTTGGGAGGCTTTTTGTTTTGGCGCTTGCCGGACACTGCATATTTCGTCGGTGAAAAACGAGCACTGCAGGATGGTCCCTTGGATGTTTATATCGAATGCACCATCGCGGGACGTACATCAAAAGAGCAGATTAAGAAGCTGCCTCAAGGTGCGGAGATCGGCAAGACTTTTGTCGACGGCACGGCCACTTGGCTGGTACGGCAGTTCGTCACGAGCTCTGCACTCGCCGCCCATCGCACGAAAACGCCGCTCGATCATCCCGATGGCAGTGTATTGAAAAAGCATCTCGGATTTACCGTGTACGACAAAAGCGAAACAGACGCGCGGCTCAACACTAAAGCCAACGCCAACCATGGATATCACGTACCGTCACCAGAGGCAGCAAATAATACCCGCTTTTTGCGCAATGACAACACCTGGCAGCCCATTACTGCGGGAAATATCGGTGTCTATACTAAAGGCGAGACAAACAACCTCCTCAACACCAAGGCCCCGCTTGCATCTCCTGCACTCACAGGAGTGCCGACTGCACCGACGGCAGGGCGCGGTACAAACAGCACACAGCTTGCAACGACCGCTTTTGTCGCGCAGGCGATTGCCGCACTTGTCAATTCCGCCCCCGGTGCGCTTGACACACTACAGGAACTTGCAAAGGCGCTTGGCAACGACGCGAATTTTGCTACGACCATGACCAATGCATTGGCTGGGAAACTCGGGAAAAATGAACGGGCGGCGGATTCTGCGAAGCTTGAGAATCGAAATTTGCAGTGGATTCTCGAACAGATTAAAGCTGCAAATACGGGCATTGTCGCGAGCAATCTTGAGCCGAATGGATGGATCAAATTTGCGAATGGGCTGATTGTGCAATGGGGAATTTGGCCTGCGAGTGTGCAGGAAAAATCGCAATGGTTTACTTTTCCTCTCGCGTTTTCGGCGAAATGCTTGAAGCTAATTATGGGAACGCTCCTTTTGCAAGAACACCCTAATGCAGATTTAGGCTATCAGGTGCTTACGCTTGAGCGATCGAGAGCTAAAATTATGACGCAGCATTTTAGTACGCATGCGTTAGATGCTGTCGCACAACTTAAGGCCGCACCAGAATTTCTGGCCATTGGCATCTAATCGTCGACCAGCAAAGAAAGGATGGATTCCGTGGAAAACGAATATCTTGCAAAATTTGACGCCACAGGCCGACGCGAGACAACCATCGTCAAAGGCGTCCACTACGCCACCGACGAGGAGCGGCAGAAATACATTAACGATGGTTACATCCCCATCTCCGATGAGGACTACCAGCACTACATCGGCAATCGCGGCGTAGGCGACAATGGCACGGGCTACATCCGCGACACCAAGACGGGCAAGCCCGTTTCCGCGCCGCCCGCGCCGCCTGTGGAGGAAGAGCCGCAAGAGCCGCCCGTCGATGCCGAGCGCCTCGCCGTCTACGAGGCCATGGCGGCACAGGAGGAACGTCTTGCGGCGTATGCAGAGCGCATCGCGGCGCTGGAAGCCGCACTCAAAGCGAAGGGGGGTGAGGGAAAGTGAAGAAATGGGCTTATATGATCCCCATCTACGCGTATCTCGTGCGTCGCAAAACGTGGGCAATCAGCGAAGAGGACAAGGCCGAGGGCCAGAAGGTCGTGCCTGAGATTTACAGGGACGACGTTGCCGCATACCTCGTCGAGCACGCGTAGGATAAGGCAGAGCATACAAAAAGCCGTCATCATCTATGGCGGCTTTTTGTGCGTGGAGAGGAGAAACAATGGATCTAGAAATCATGGTGCAGATATTGCTAACGCTTATATCTGTTGGTGCATCTACGCTTTGCGCGTACCTGCTCTATTGCCTGCAAGAGCGCAACAAGAGACGGGAGGAGTTGGAGCGGGAACGTGAGCACGAATACCGTGAGGCTCAAGCCAAGCAGGAGAACGAATATGCCGCCTTGCGCAAAGGCGTCTGTGCCGTCCTGCGCGATCGGATCGTGCAGTCGGCAATCTATTTCCGCTCGCAAGGCTACGCCAACGCCGCTCAAAAAGACAACATCAACAAGATGTATGCTGCATATCATGCACTTGGCGGCAATGGTACGGCAACGCACGCGCTAGAAGATATTTTGGATTTACCATTTGAACCTGATGGGAGGTGATGCCTTTGGGCAACATACTGAACGCTGAGACAATCGTGAGCGTTGGTCTTGTAGCAGGGCTCGTAATCTCAATTTTTTACGGCACCAACGAACTCAGCATGAGCATTGCGTCCGGGCTTATCGGCTACATCGGGCGCGGTAAATTGGCGGAAGCGAAGAAGGAGGAAAACGACAAATGAAAGTATTTTTGAATCCGGGGCATGATCTTGTGCATGACAGCGGCGCCGTCAATCCGAGTACAGGCTTGCGCGAGTGCGAAGTCGCAGCTGTCGTCGGTGATCTTGTCAAGAAGCATCTCGAAAATGCAGGCTGCGAGGTGCGTATGCTGCAGAGCGACAATCTCAACTGGGAGAGCACCTACGC